TGGGCTCCTTCTGGCCGCTGGTTTTGGGTGTTAACGGCTTGTTACTCGGATTGCATGTTTACAACAACTATGCAGCCGTTTTAGGACTGATGGAGAAGGCATTGATCGACCCCGATGAGAGACTCGAGGAGATTCCTGCCGACCCTAAGGACTACTACGGCAAGGTTCAGCTTATCCACAACAAGAGTGAGACTTTCGTACGAAAGGCGATCAACCGAGCCCACGATGAGTGGGTGGACGACGAAAAGGCAAAAGCACTGATCACAACATGGAAACCCTTCGTGCGCCCAGCAGCTACTGGGCCGGGTGCCGTTTTATCGGCACTGGAGCACCGCGCTTTACCCCCACCTGATAAAGATGACATGGTACTGATTCAGCGAGAGCTGTTTACAGAGTTCACCGTCATTGGTAATTGGCTGGGGCTGCCCGGTGGTATAACTCCGAAGGATCCGGCTGAAGTGATCGCAGGCTACACACCCCAGAAGCGGAACGCCTATGCGCGAACCGCCGAAGAGCATTTCAGGGGGAAGAACGACCCAAGACAATCCGATCCGAAAAAGGACGAGAAGCTTGAACCAAAAGAGTTGGTTGTGGGCGAGGACAACAAAGCAATTACTGCAACGAAGTCCCGCCTCATCGCTAATGTCAATCAAGCAGTTAATCTCATGTCCTCACCTTACGTATTCGGACTAGAGCAAAGATTCAAAGACCTTGCAACGACACCCCTTGCTTTTACCCACACCGTTACTGTGAACGGGGAAACCAAGGTCATCACTGAGTCACTCTATGTTATATACGGATTTGTCGCCGATATCAACGCCAATTACGAACCTCTCCGCACCAACAATGTATTGTACGTTGGCGGGGATGATTCTGTTCTTGTCCTACCCAAAGGGCATATGGCGTTTTCAAACGACTTTTCGAAGTTTGATGCTAGCGTCGGCTATGGGATTATTGACGAACTTCTCTCAGTATGTGGGCATCTCGGGTTTCCGACCGAGGTGGTGAGCGCCCTACGTGAAGAATATAAAGCGACACTATACGACGTGCGGATTAGAGCCGGCAAGGAACAATTCTTGATGAAGGTCATGATCCCCGTCATGCAACGAAGTGGCATTCGGGTCACGAGCATTTTCAACACCATCTTCAACCTTTCCTTTTGGATTTGGTTGATCAGGAAAAGTGAGTGCGCGCTATCCCGACCTGCGGAGGATATGTTTGATGCGACTATGTCGACAGCATTGCCCTTCGATTGCAAGATGCAGTTCCACAGTCTGTATGCGCACCGTAAGACCACACCAGTGCGGTTTTTGTGTTTTGAGTTGATAGAAGACTACGGATGGATTTATTCCCCGAAAGTTTTGCTCAAGATGCTTATGTACCGCGAATCATTGGTCAATCGGAATGCAAAGGACCCAGCCGTGCTTGACAAAGCTGCTGGTTTGTGTTGGCAGAGAGCAAAGGACCCCCTACTGGGGGCGCTTGCCCAATTTATGGCGAAGGTTCCGGTTAAAACCGGGTCCGAGCGTCGGTTGGAGCGGGCGAGATTAG